AGACGTAGTGTTCGATTACCTGTTGACTGGCGACGAATCGAGTTGGGCGGCGAGTGCGGCGAGTGAGGCGAGTTGGGCGGCGAGTTGGGCGGCGAGTGCGGCGAGTGCGGCGAGGGCGGCGAGTGCGGCGAGGGCGGCGAGTGCGGCGAGTGCGGCGAGTGCGGCGAGTGCGGCGATTGAGGCGAGTGCGGCGATTGAGGCGAGGGCGGCGAGTGCGGCGAGTGAGGCGAGTGCGGCGAGTCGGGATGAATGGAATTTATTCGTCCATGAAGCATTTGAGGGGGTGCCATGAACGAGGAACAGGAAATTGACGACACCGAGGCCAAACGTATCTACTGCCAGTTTTGCGGCATGCTGTTCGTGCCGGTAGCCGGCAGACTGCCAAGCCTTACCTGTTTAAATTGCTGGCTAGAAATTAGGGCGGGAATAGAAGCGGAAAAGAAGGCGGGGTAAATGCTCATAGAACCGCTTGAAAATTTTTATCGCGACAAAGCTCTAATCGAAGCTAAAAAGAAGCGAAATTGGCAACGGGCTTCTAGCATCGGTCATTGCCCGCGCAGATTAGGTTATGAAAAACTTGGCGTCGAGGGGATGCCTTTGACACCAAGGCGAATGTCAATTTTTGACGATGGGTATTTCTATGACAAAAAGCTGAAAGATGATTTGGTTGCATCTTCCGGCGGACGCATTATTCCGATTCTTGCTAATGGCTTTCCGTCAATCGTCATTGAAGGAGTGGAAATCCAACGCACCCCAGATTTTCTAATCCTGCCCCTAGAATATCCAACGGTCGGCCTGGGTGAAATCAAGAGCATGAACAATCGTTCGTTTGAGCGAACCACAAACGGAGAAATAGATCAGGGATATTTGGCGCAGGCATGGACTTACTCGCAGGGCAATATATTGAATCCGATTATTTTTATTTGCGTGCGCAAAGAAACGCGCCATATTTGCGAGGTGATTTTTGACCGTGATGCAACCGAAACCGTCATCACTAAACGCTATGGAGGAAATGAACTTGAAATCGCAGCAAAAGACCCGGCGCTTATCGCGGAAGTCCGAACGCCTTTCGATGGGGCCGTCGAGCAAACCATCAGAGATACTATTCGATCTGTGTCAGTTGTATCCGCGCTCGATGACCTTCCTACTGGCGTACGGGCTATTGAAAATGAAACCGTCAAAGTCCAAAATCGAGAAGAAAAAGAACAAGCGAAAATAGCTTATGGCGAAGCGATTTCACAAGCTGGATCATGGGCAACTTTCAAAACAGGTCGTCAAATAGCGAATTTTCCATGCGGTTATTGTGGGTGGGTAGATAGATGTTTGGGAGCTGTTTTAGAAATCAAGAAAGGAAAACCTTTATGGGTAGTGCCTGGAAAGGCGGACTAAGAATTCACGGATATAAAGTTGTTCGTGGCAAAGGTAAAGTTTATGAGCATCGCGATGAATGGGAAAAGCACAACGGCCCCATTCCGCCGAATCATGTTGTCCATCATATCAATGGGAATCGGGCGGACAATCGAATTGAAAATCTACAACTCATGTCCAAAGCAGAACATCAACGACACCACGCCAAAGAAATCAGTGAAGGCAAATTAAAATCCGATAAAAGTTTCAAGCCAAAAGGCGAACTGCACCACATGGCAAAATTTTCAAATGCTCTTGTGCTGCAAATAAGGAAGAGACTTGCCAACGGAGAAAGAGGAACGGACTTAGCAAAGGAATTTAATGTTTGTCAGTCCGCGATTTCCAAACTGAAACATCGTACTCGATGGGCGCATATCTAAAATTATTAGCATGGCTAATACCGACCTCCTAAAGCTAGTCGAGGACATTGAGGCCGCAGAAAACGAATGGATTTCTGCCAGGGAGAAAAGCGATTTGCTTTCCGAGGATCAACGCTCGTTTTTAGATTCTCTCAAGAACGACCTTGACAATGGAACTTTAAGCGATGCCAAACTCACTCGGCTGGCTCAAGGCAGTAAGGACTATCGGGATTATGTTGTGGGCATGGTCCTGGCTAAATCAGCAACACTCAGAAAGAAGGCTCGGCAAAACAAGCTAGAGCGGGAATTTGAGGCGCGTCGGTCGATTGGTGCCTATGAAAGGGCACGACTGGAAAAAGGATTAAGTGGTTATGGAAAATAAGGGGGAACTATGAACGTAAGAATCGAGGCAGTCGGCCCGATCAAGCAAGGCCAAAAAGGCCAATACTTCACGGCCAAAATCACCGGGGGAAAATGGGTCAACATTGACGGCGGCGAGGACGTACGCCAGAAGATCAACGGCAAGGATTGTTCTATTACCGTTCGGCCCTCAGCCAATCCTAAGTATAACGATTGGGCCAAGATAGACGCCGTGGCCGAACTGGAGCCTGCCAAGGCCAACGGCCACGCCGAACCTGAGCCGATGCCTAAGCGAAGCGGCAAGCCCACCTGGCTGGAATACGCCGCTGTGGCTAGGGCCGCTCATGCATTGGCTGTGGAATTAGAGCCGGATGACGTTACGCAAATCCCGGTGCCTATTTCGGATGATCCCCAGGGCGCGGTTGAAGCGTTACCGATTGTTAAGGTTGACCGTTCCGGGCATCGAATGACCTTCGTTGAAACGGTTTTGATAAGTTTTGAGAAAGGCGCGTTTGAGGGGCCGGCAGATGATGAGGGGTCAACCCCATTTTGACCGCCCAAGAAACTATTTGACAACGGTGATGGGGATAAAGTAAAGTGAAAAATGGAATGTGCAAGGTTCCTTCAATCCAAAATTTTGAAAAGCCCTCTCTGCACCGAGAGCAACCCTCGCGGGATGGTTTGTTGCTTGCACCATCGACCATCGGCAGAGTGGGCCTTTGAGGATTTCGGATGCCCTCCTACAAAAGGTATCATCCTGTGAATCATAATTTTAATCGTGATCCAGAAATCATTGAAGCGAGAAAACAGTTTGGCGATTGGATTGCTTTAGCCTGGCAAGAATGCTTAGCGATAGGGGACAGAAATAAGGGAATTGTCCCTGGAACAATCGCCCAAATTGGCGACATAATCGCTCCGGTTTCCCTCCAAAAGTATCACAAACGCGCTTCAGATACAGCTCAGAACTTCCTCAGATTCGCCGCAGAACTCGGATGGATTCGGATAGAAACTAACCATATTGTAATAGTTAAGTTCGCGGAATATCACAAGACTCGGGAGCCTAAACAGGCTCCCTCCTTACCTTCCTTACCTTCCTTACCAAAGAATCCTAAGAAGGATTCTTTAGTTCCGCCTCCTGCGGAGGCTCTAGAAATGGCTCAACTTCTTTCAGATTTAATTTTCCAGAATTACCCCAACAGAACCCCGCCAACAGAATCGCAACTAATGAGTTGGGCAAAGGATGCGGAGAAGATCAATCGGATTGACGGCCACAGTTGGGAGGATATCCGCGAGCTTATTGATTGGTGCCAAGCTGATCCATTTTGGCGGGCAAATGTTTTGTCGATGTCGAAGTTTCGTGAGAAATGGAATCAGCTTCTTGCGAGAAAATCCACTCCGACGAAGCAGGATCAAATCAGTTCAAGACTGAAAGCGACGTTGATGAGGGGATTATGACTAGACAAGACTTTAATAAGGCAATGACGGCGTTGCTCGCTGCATTCAATTATGCTCAGGAGAAAACAACAAAAGAATCAGAGGATATTTACTTCGAGATGCTGAAGGATATTCCAGCGGCAATCTGGAACGAAGGCGTCAAGAAGTGTCTCAAAGAATCAACATTTTTCCCGACCATCCATGACCTCGGCGTTGCCTGCTTCGGTGAAACCGTGGAGCACATGGAGGACCGCTGCGATCCGTTGCGGTACAGGCAGAACTATCAAGTCCGCATTGAGGCAGTGAGCTGGCAGGAGAACATGGCCAAGGCGTTAAATCCAGCGCCGCAGATCGAACATAAACCATTGCCTGCAATTTCATCGCGCGTCGATCGAGTCATAGCGGACATAGGGAATCCGAAGTCATCGGAGCGATATCCCGATGGAACAACGGAGCAATCGCGAAAACTGCTCTCTACGATTTGGCGAATGCAGGACGCGAACGGATTTCACGGGGTGAACAATCCAAGCTGGTATAAGCCATGATTTCCAAGGCAGCGCCGAAAGCCTTATGAAACCCGTTGACATAGCATTGATGGCCTGTGAGTTGAAGCCATGACTAACCCCGTCACGACTGAAACGCGGGAGCGATTTGAAGAAAGTTATGTTCCAGAACCTAACACTGGTTGTTGGATATTTCTTGGTTCACTGAGCAGCAAAAAATATGGACGTTTCCGCCGCTGCCCTAGATGTCGGATGTTCATTCCCTATGGTTGTGAGCCGTGGATTGAGCCCAGCGAGCCCGATGATGACTACGATTGGGAGGACAAGCCATGAGTGAGCTAGTACAATGCCGTACATGTGCTTATTTCAAAGAGGATCGCGGGGTCTGGTGTATGAATGGCTGGAGTAAAGGTGGAGCGACTGGTTGGTGTAGATTTGAACCCAAAGCTATCGAGAAAGAAGCTATTTCGTTTTGCTCTCATTGGACAAAATCATTAAAGGAAGATGAGAAAGAGGATGAAGACACTAGACCAAGCGGGTAGGCAAGTCTTTCTCTGTTGGCTCTGCAATAAACGGCTGACTTGGTACAACCAGATTCTGAATTTTCGGCTAGTTAATTTGCCGAACGGAACAACGGTTAAGATGCACAAAGTTTGCGCTGAGGATTTCGAGGCGAATCCTGACAGCTATGATAAATTCAAGAACTGAAATGAAACTGCTACGACGCCGTAAACGCCAGGGACGATTGTACGGCTGAGAAACGCTTGCTCATGGCATTGATCGAAGACGCCTTGCTGGTCTGCCGTGGCCGGCGAGTCGCCGGGGTGGATAATGGCCGGCAGGATAGGGTTAGGGCCGAGGCCCAGGCATGGATAGACTCGGACGACACGGCGTATCCCTTTTCCTTCGCTAACGCTTGCCAGATCCTTGGCCTTAATTGCCAAGCCGTCCGGCGGGCCGTGCCGGGGCAGAGATCACAGGCGCACTTAAATCGAGTAAGATGAAACGAAAATGCGTGCGCTGTAGAAGGTTTGTCAGGTACAACCTGGCGTCTCTTTGGCCTGGTTGGAAACTGTTATGTTGGTGCCGTAGATGCCTCACTTGGACTAGGTGGGTAAAGTCGTGATTTAAGGTTGGCAACGGTTAGATAGTTTCAGGAATGGCCGAATTTAAGCATTAGAGCCTCAATGACGGCTTCAAAACGAGAGATTAAGGGACCAATAAGGGTAGGTAGGCGAAGATCTCCGCTAGAGGATGCCTTTGAGTGGCAGCTTAAGGCAGCTCTGCCCGATAAATGGGTGGAGCGGGAGTTTCGCTTCCATCCTTCGCGCAAGTGGCGGGCTGACTTCCTGGTTGGCGAGTATGTCCTTGTCGAGATTGAGGGCGCAGTGTATCGGCAGGGCCGGCATACTCGGGGCGCCGGCTTTGAGGCGGATATTGAGAAATATAATGAGGCTACCATAGCCGGATATAGCCTTATCCGGGGGACCGCCAGGCATGTCCGCAACGGGCAGCTTATAGCCTGGGTCGAGAGGGCGCTCAAGCTGTGACTAGTCCTTTTCCTTCAGCGCGGCGCGGGCTACGCACAAATCGCAATGACAATTATCGGCAGCAGACTCAATAATCCAGTCAAAACAATAATAGGGCTGGCTGTACTTTGTCGGTTTCATGCGGTTGCGCTCTAAATAGGGAATTGTTTTCGCCAGCGCTTCTTCCAGCACCCGCACCCGCTCGGTGAGGGCGGCGTAGTTAGTCGCACAATCGATGCAAGGATAAGTATGATCTATCGGCGTGTGTTCGGTTTTCATGTTCGTTCCTTTTCCAGTTTAGTTAGTGGCCCAGCGTTCGCCGCTCTGTTAGCGCTGGCAATCATGTCAGCGAGCTGCACTTTTGTTAATCTCCCTTCGTCTTCACGCACTTGACATTTGTTCGCCAAAGACAGCCCCGACTCAAATTTAGGTTCAGGTCCCATTTTAGAAAGATCCGATACGGCATGGCATGTCTGAGCATATTTCCCAGGACTGCCAATGCCATTCCAAAATAGATGACCCGGCCTAGTCCAAATTAGGAAACGTCCATCATCTGATTGCCAGCGCATCTTGAATTCAATCGGTCCCCAGTCAGTGCCACTTTTAAGGCGTCGAAAAAACTCTTGGACTTTGGGGGGCAATGGTGGACGTTCCTTCTTTGGCTTTGGCAGCTTAAGAGCGTCATAGCTCTTGCGCTCGGTTATGATCTTAAAACGCAGAGCGCGCGCGGCCCATTCGATCTTTTCTAATACGGCCTCTTGCTCGCGGTACATTGATATGCGTTCGCTATCGCTCTCTCTGTAGGGCATATTGCCGAAGTCGGTCAGTTCTAGTTGTTCAAGGATTGATTCTAGCCGATCCATGTTCGTCCCCTTCCAGTTTAGTTAGTGGCCCAGCGTTCGCCCTGAGCCGTGGTCCCGGTACGGCAAGGTTACGGGACGCGCTCCCTCTACCGGGAGATTGCAGGGGGAGTTAGTCTGAGCTTGCCAGTTTAAAAATTGGACGATCAAGGACAAACTCAACGCTCATGTGGGCGCGGGGCTGATTGTCGCCCCAGTTCCAAAATCGTGACGGGCCAACTCTAAAGGTAGGTTCAAGGTCAGTGATTTTCACCGTCTTAAATGGTCCGCCGCTGATTTGTAGCGTGCCATTCTCGTCCATAAACGCGCTGCCCATCTCCATGCAGATCAACGCCTTGTCTTTGTCCTCCCAGTATGAGCATGGACCAACCGAGTCAACGCGCCCACGTTTGCCGTCGTCAAATTCCACGATGTCGCCCGGACGCGGATTCGTTAATCGCGCCCGCGCAGCGTCGCCTGACGTACTTTTGATACCCTTGCGGGAAATTGATTCGATGAAGTTCATAAATTCTCCCTCCCCTTGCCGGGGTGTTGCGCACGCCTATTTCTCCGCCTGCTCCTGCTCCCCCAACGCGGCCCATACCGCTGCCGCCTCATACTCGTTGCCGTATCGCGCAAACCCGTCCCATGTCCTGCCAGAGGTGCGCCACACAATCCAGTATTGACCAGCGTCCCGGTCAATCTGGAGGCGATAGGTCGTACCGTTTATGGTTTTGGTTGGCATGGAGATTATTTCCCTTCGTTCGTGATTCGTTCCAGACGGTCAGTAAACCGAATGATCCAGCACGATAGTTTTCATTTTTCTATGCCTCCCTTCTAAAATTTTTTGCCCCTCTAACCTACTTAAGGTGAGAAAACTATGCCAACCATGCGATTTTAGTGATAAATACGACTAAAGTCGTAGGAAAATACGACTTCTCACCTACTGGCAAAACTGCCCGAAGTCGTAGATTGAGGTGGTAGTGACGCATTTTGAATTTTAGACTAGACATGCATGGCGATTCTGATATTGTCGATGCATGACCCGCTCACGCAAACGTCCCAAAGACCCCAACCTATTGGCCGCTGAGATCGTAAGGCTTTATACGCGTATTATCTTGCCTGCGGAAGAAGGAGGTTTCACGGGCGAAATTCTAGAATTTCCCGGTTGCTTCGCAGAAGGAGATTCGCCAGATGAAATCTTTGAAAATCTAGAGAGAGCGGCAACATCATGGATAGAGGCGGCATTAGAACAAGATCAAGACATTCCAGAGCCAGCAGAAAATCAGAGATATGGAGGTAAGATTGCTTTGCGTTTACCTCGCAGTATTCACCGGCAAGCGGCGAGAATGGCTGAACGAGATTCCACAAGCCTAAATCAATTTCTCTTAGCAGCTATTTCCGCGAGAGTAGGAGCAGCAGATGTCTGTGCACGGATGAGGTCGATGGCCTTGAAAAAAAGAAAAGAAACAAAGTCCCAAGAGCAGAGAAAGAGATGAGAGACAGACCGAAAGCATAAAGCCTATGCGTTGGGCCTAGGAGGGCCGTGGGCCCGTCTTGGGGCTTTGGCCTGGGCTTTGGGTTAGGATTTGAGGTTAGGGCTTGCTTTGAGCTTAGGACGGGCTTATAAGGGTCTTGTGAGTGAAGCGGCAGATGTAGCAATAGCAAGGGCAAGCGCAGGACCGGCGAAGCGCAGGACTGGCAGACCTCCGCTATTTGACCTTGACCCCGAACTACAAGACAAGCTGATTAACGCTATAAGTATCGGCATGTATATCGAGCGGAGCTTTACGCTAGTTGGGGTTAGGCCAAAACAGTATTACAGATGGAAGGAATTGGCGGATAGGGAGAGGGAGCCGTATTATACGTTTTGGGGGAAGCTGGAAAAAGCTGAAGCTGAAGGGGAGTTTAAGGCTATCCAGGCCATGCTAAAGGGTGGCAATTCGTTCGTCCCCCACGCTACTTTGCTTGAGCGACGCTTCAGGGATCGGTGGGGCCGGTCTGATAACGTCAACGTGAGCGGCAACATTACGGTTAAGATCGAAGTCGTTGACTTCAAGCGGCACTATCAGCGCATGCTAGAGGCCCGGAAAGAGCCTAAATTAGTTAATCCTACCGTGGAAATAGCTTCAGAAAATAAGGCCAAGACTAGAACGATCGTTAGGAAAACGATTTCTCAATCAAATCAAGGGTAGCGAGTTGACATAATGGAACATTATCAGACGTTCCATATTTCGAGGGATCGAGCCTAGACTTGGGTAGGACGATTTTCGATGGGGGGTGGGGGGCTTTTGGTTCGGCCTGATTTGGTCGATAGGTCCCCTCCCTCACCCGCTAAGCCCAAAAAGCCTCAAAACCTAAAAAAGTAAAGTTCGCCTCTCGGCACTTGTTCCATTTCATTTTGTCCCAACCGCCTTAAACCTAAAAAAGTTAGGTCTAACGGCCTTTCAACCTAGCCTTGTCTAGTTCATTCAGGATATAGCGTCGATCGTTCTCTTGGACTTGCCTATCGAAGGAGGTAGGCCGGCTAAAGCAATCCGGCCCGCATTGCCTCAAGGCGTTGTCCAGGCTACCTGGGGGCAGGCCGCAAGACGACAAGGCCAAGGCCAACAGCAGTAGTTTAGTTTTCATAGTTTCACCCCTAACCGCCTTCTTATCTCATCCTGCTCCGCAGGCGTCATATCCGCCCAAGTCCTGACCGGGGCATAGGGCATAGGCTGGTAGGGCTTAGGAACGATGCCGTAGCGGAAGTTGTTGGCCCTGTCGCGTATATGCAAGCGCATTTTGGGACGCCAACCGCCTTTGGGCTTGCCTTGGTTTTTACGAGGTGGGGAGATTTTCATAGGACTGTTTTTATCTTCCCTTACCCGCCAAGTCAAATTTTATTTGACAGATCCGATAAACGGGTATATGGGGATTGTAGAACGGTGTTAGTAATTTGAGGTGATTTATGACTAAGCTGTGTAAGAAACTTGCCGCACAGCGCAAAAAGTTGGAGAGGGACTTAGATAAGGCGGCAAAAAAGATGAATCAGATTCAGGACAAACTTACGGCGGTGAAGAACAAGCAATCTCAAAACAACTGTTTATAATGGGCGGCAAAGCATCATCCTAGATGCGCTAAAATAAAACAAGCCTATGGCTCGTTACCCAACGCCCAGGCGTCGTCAGGAACAGCGGATTTCCATTCCCTATAATTTTTCTCCCCGTTCTTATCAGATGGAGGCATGGGGGGCGTTTGATTACGGCCTGAAGCGTCATGCCTGGGTCTGGCATCGGCGCAGCGGCAAGGATAAGTTGGCTTTGAACATAACCGTCAAGGAAATGTTTAAGCGTATCGGCGTTTACTATCATCTTTTTCCCACCTACGCCCAGGGCAAAAAAGCGATATGGGACGGCATTGGTTCTGATGGCAAGCCGTTCTTGTCTCATTTCCCTGAGAGCCAGATAGCGGCCAAGGTTAATGATGAAATGCAGATTAAACTTGCTAACGGTAGTATCTGGCAGGTGGTAGGTACCGACCGCAATCTTGATAACCTCGTCGGCCCCAACCCCGTTGGCTGCGTATTCTCCGAGTATTCGATCCAAGACCCTAGAGCCTGGACTTTGCTCCGGCCTATCTTGAGAGAAAACGGCGGGTGGGCGATTTTCTGTTACACGCCAAGGGGCGAGAACCACGGGTATGAATTGTTTGAAATGGCAAAGAAGGATAAGGAATGGTTTGCCTCTCTGCAAACGGTTGACACGACATTGCGGGATAGTCCTGGGGAAAACGGTAAGCCCGTGCTTACCCCGGAGGACATCGAGGCGGAACGGCGCGAAGGCATGTCCGATGACATGATAGCGCAGGAATACTACTGTTCGTTCCGTGGCGCTTTGCAGGGCGCTTATTATTTGAAGTATGTCGTTGATCTCGAAACCCAGGGACGGATGAAGGAGTTTGCCTACGAACCGCGCCTCCCGGTTCACACCGCGTGGGACTTGGGTTGGGACGATTCAACGGCCATTTGGTTTTATCAAAAGGATCGTGACGGCATTCGCGTTATCGACTACATGGAGGAAAATAACAAGAGTTTGCTCGGCTGGTCAAAGACGTTGCAGGAATTGCCGTACTCTTACGGTTATCATGTCATGCCGCATGACGTTGAGGTTCACGACTTGGCTCTAGGCCAGACCCGCAAGACCTTCCTTGAAACCCTGGGCCTTAAAAATATCGTGGTAGCTCCCCGGCTAAGGTTAGGTGAGATGCAGGGAGAGGCCATTCACGCCGTGCGGGCATTATTGCCGCGCTGTTGGTTCAATGTTCCTAGATGCGAACGTGGGGTTAAGGCGCTTAGAAACTACCAAAAAGTATACCGGGAGGACATACGGAAGTTTGAGGATAGACCGTTGCACGATTGGGCGAGTCACGGGGCGGCGGCGTTTCAAGCCCTAGCTACCACGATTGATGAGATCGACAATTTTGACACTCTTAGGCCCAGTAAAGTCCTGGCCGACTTCAACGTTTTTGAACGCAACTATCGCAATCAGAACAGCCGCGTGTTATCGGAGTGGTAAATGCCAAGTTTATTTTCATCCCCTAAACCGCCCTCGACTAAAATCATGCCTAGTAAGCAGGAGCAGGAAGCCCGTGCAGCCGAGGCGGCGCGGCTGCGTTCCGGGCGTGGGGCGGCGTCAACTAGGTTAAGCTCGACCCTTTCCGACATGGCGGCTAACTACGGCGGCAAGACGACCTTTGGTGAATGATGGCCGATGGCAAAGCGATAATGCGCGATTATGGCAATGTGCGTGACCATTACGCCAATTTCCTTACCCGTTGGGATTTGCAAGCGCCGTTTATCGACCCATCCCGAATAGGCATCCTGGGTGGCACTACGCCGGGGCAGAATCAATTGCGCGATGTCTATGACTCGACCACGATGGGCGCTAACGATTTGTTGTCCAAGTTTATTTCCAGTTCGACCTTTAGCCCCGGCCAACGGTGGGGCAGAATCACGGCTAAGCGATTTAGCATTGGCGAACGCGACGACATTGACGATTGGTGCGATGAAGTAACCGAGAAGATGCTAAAGGCAATCGGAGCGTCCAACTTCTACGCCGAAGCTCCCGACATGACCAAGGACTATACCGGATTCGGCACCGGAAGTTTGCACTTCGACGAACGCAAGGAATACGCCAGCGAGTATGAGAGCCGGCGCGGGGGTTTTCGCGGTCTTAGATTCCAGGCTACCAAGACCGGGCGTTTCTTTAACGCTACCGACGCCGAGGGGAAGATTGATAAGGAATACCGCGAACAGGAAATGTCGGTTAGGGCGGCACGCGCTAAATTCGGCGATGCCGCGTTGCCGGCCGACGTGAAAAGTTATTTTCGCGCGGGGGCCGACCAGGAAAAGAAATTTACTTTTATTCATGCCGCCTATCCACGACCCAAGTCCGAATATAAAGGCCGGGGCACTTTATCCTATCCCTACGCTTCATGTTGGGTAGAAAAAGAATCAAAGGAACTTGTCAGGGAAAGCGGGTATAAGTTCTATCCCTTTGCTAATCCCCGATGGGAAGTTACGCCGGGCGAGATTCCCGGTCGCGGCCCAGGCGATAGAGCATTCCCCGATACCCGCAGCTTGAATGAAGCGAAAAAACTAGACCTGGAAGCCTTGGCAATCGACGTTAGAAAGCCACTCATCCAGGCCAGTGATTCCGTGCTAGGCGATATTGAGTTACGCCCGGCAGGCCGCAGCATCGTCAAGACCGGCTCGCAACGCAGCGTCAAGGACGTTCTACAGGCCCTTGAAACCAGTCCTAACTACCAAATGGCTAACGTCAAGGAAGAACAGTTACGCCAATCCATCAACGAGCTTTTCTTTGTCGATATTCTCCGGGCTTTGCTTAAAGTAGAAAAATCCGAAATGACCGCTTTCGAGTTTGCCCGTAAGCTGGAACTCATGTACCGCATACTTGGCGCGGTTTACGGGCGCTACGAGTCCGACTTTTTGGCTCCGCTTTGGGATGGCGTTTTTACGCTCATGTGGGATGCCAGCGCCTTGCCGCCACCACCGCCGGAGTTGTTCGATGAGGTCAAGGAAATCCAAATCGAATTTACCTCTCCACTCGCCCTGGCTCAAAAGGCCCAAGAGGTTGACGGCGTATTAAAGACTTTCTCCGCGATCCCCGTGTTAGGCCAGAACGATCCCCAGGCGATCACCGACCTAAAAGACAACTTCGACCAAGACAAAGCGATGCGGTTTATCGCCAAGACCTACGGACTACCCGAAAGCGTTATTGTCAGTGAGCAAGTACGCGATGAAAAACGCCAAGCCCGCACCCAGGCCCGCCAGGAAGTAAATCAGATGGCACAGATCCAGGCGGGCAGTGAGGCCGCGCGCAACGTCGCTCCGCTTATTACGAGTTTGCAAAACGTAGGAGTGGCGGGCAACGCATGAAATGGATACCCTACTTTCAGCGATGGCTAAGACGACCGGAAATCGAAAGCAAAGACTTGGACTACGCCGTTCACGTCACGTTCTCGACACCGCTCGGCAGAACGGTTTTGGAATGGCTATTCGCGGATTACTATATGAGTACGGTAGCCACTACGGATGCCTTGAAGTTGGCAGCGCACAATGGAGCGCGGGAAGTGATACAGCAGATTATCGAGAGGTTTGACAGAGTAGAAAACCCGGAGGCTAAATAATGGAAGTTCAGGAAATTGATTTAGGTAATGGCGCTAAGGGCGTTGACTGGCATCCTTTCGCGGAGTCGTTGAAGGCTGACACTGAAATTGCCCCGCACCTGGATAGGATTCCAGAGAAGGACGTGACTTCGCTTATCAAAAGTCATGTTCATTTGTCGCGGCGCTTGGGCAACGCGATCAATCTTCCGGGCAAGGATGCTAAACCGGAAGAAATCGTTGCGCTCAAACAGAAACTTTATCAGGCCGGATTATTCACCGCCCCGCCCGATTCCGCCGACAAGTATGAAGTCAAAGCGCCGGAGACATTGCCTCATGGCGTAACGTGGAAAGACGAGTATTCGGCAAAAGCCCGCGAGTTTTTTCACAAAAACGGATTTACCTCAGACCAAGCCAAAGCGGCGTTGGCCTTTCATACTGAGCTTATGGGCGAAATGGCCGGCGGCATGATTGCCGACGCCACGATGGCCGACGCCACTTTGCGCAAAGAATGGGGCGTGGACTATGACAACAACGCCGAGTATGCGGGCCGAGCTGCGGCAAAGCTCTACGAACAGATACCGGAGGCGAAAGCCTGGATGGACAAGACCGGCTTAGGCAATCATCCGGCGCTCTTGAAAATCTTTCACTGGATAGGCAAGAATGGAGAAGGAGATAACGGATTTATGGGAGCAGGAGATAACGCCGGCGCAGGCAACCTGGACGCTGCCCAAGAAGCCAACGACATTATCCGAAACCCGAAAAACGATAAGCATGATCTTTTCTGGAAAGGCGATCAGGCAACTAAGGATTACGTTGCCGGTCTGATGGCTAAGGCCCATCCCGGCGAAACCACGATATAGGAGGTAACATGGCTGTTGAAGTAAAGCCGATTATTTTTCAAAGCGGCGTTGTTGACACGGAAAATCCCAACATCGTCAACGCCATTAACCGCATGATTGACCGTGGTTACAGCAAGGACAAGATTGTGCAGATCGTCGGCGCACCACCCGAAGTCGTCGAAAGCCACCAGCGGCGCAGGGAAAGGGAGAAACGGCCACTTCGCCGCGACGAACGGGAAGAAGATTAAATGGCTAAGGATAGTATTCTATCCCGCATGATGCGCGAAGTTCATCATAAGATCCCCTCGACCGTACCAGCGCGCATGAAGGGGAAAAAGAAGGAGAAGATGTTGGAAGCCATTGCCTTTTCCAAGGCTAGAAAGGCGGGCGCTCACGTCTGACTAATCCTGCGTGCTGGGCGCATCACGGGTGCCTAGCACGGAGGGTTAAACCTCTATTCCGGGGTAGCTCTTTCGAGTCCCGGTGGCTGACCTGAAAGCAGGTCCGTTGCTCACGCAGAGCAAGGCGAAGTCCCGCAAGGGGCAGCTTCACCGAGACAGTCCCGATTCCTGCCGATGATCGGGAGAAAACGAAAGGAGCTATCTATGTTCAACTATTTTCTCAGTTGGCTGCTTGGCGTCTTTAGCCTGGGCTGGAAAGTCCTGGCTAACCAGCATGGCAGCATTTCTATTCCTGCGGCGTGGGTGCATCAGTTTACGCCCATGTTGCTGCAGACCATGCAGCAACAGACCGCATTGGTAAAACCTCAACTTGGCGCTCGCAATACGCGAAGCGGCGTTAGGGCTGTTATCGACACCTGGGAACGGGTCGGCAACGTACTCTTGAAACCGATTGGCCGTCACGTCCAGACGGTAGAGTTGAATCCGAATCATACCCGGCGCGGCGCTACCATGCAGACCGTAGGCGGCGGCATCTTGCTTTCGCCTAATGTTGATGCGGTGCGCATGTTGATCGAACCGCAAAGCGACTACCGCGATTTGCTCGCGGCTGCCGCCGTGCAGACTATCGACAAGGCGATTATCGACGGGGCCATCGGCGCGGCCACTACCATAACGACATCGGGAACCACGGGTCAGATGACCTATGGAACCCAGGCGATGCTCACGGCTCATACCATCACCCCGGCTGGCGGGGCTACGACTGCCTTAACGTTGGCAACTATCGTTGCGGCCAATGTGCTACTCAGCAAGGCATCGGTTCCCACCGGGGCTAAAGCGCGGGTTATGTTCTACGGCCCAGGCCAGGAAACCGACATCTTGGGAATCACCCAGGCGTCAAGTTCTGACTTCACTCAGAACAGGATTCACGATGCCGGCACCGCTGACGGCATAGATTGGGAAGGTTTGCATTGGGTACAGATTCCCGATGTTGTTGACGAAACCACTGCGGTTCTTGTCAACATGCTGCCGGGGCCGCTCGATCCGGTCACGACCAGCCGGTACTGCGTTGCGATGGGACGCGAAGGCGTGGGTTTTAGCTCCGCGCAGGACATTACGCCGAGTATTGCGGTGCGGCCTGACCTCAACAACGAGATTCAGGTCTATGTCTCGCTGACAATGGGCGTAGTCCGCTTGTGGGAAGGCGCGGTTGTTCGGGTAGAGTGTAAGGAAAATTAACCAAGATTGGGGGTGATTTGTTTATGAGGTTTTTGCAATCAATACTCAAAATCCTGAAAAGTCAGGTAGGAACGGCATCGGCTAGTCGGTCGGTGTTCTACGTCGATACGGTTGAAAATAAATTGCCATACGCGGCAACTTCCCAAGGTGGTCGCGTCGTGCCGATTTGTTTCTCTCATACCGTAGGGGCCGGGACTTATACGACCGGCACCACCGACACGGTAAGCGGCGTGGTCAAACTTTTCCAGCATCCGAGAAATTGGAAATGGATTGGTTTGTTCGTGTCAAGCGACGGCCTATCGGCTTCGGCTGGCGTCGGACAGACCCCGGTAATCGGCGATGGCACCACGGCAAACAAGTACATGCTTGCCAGTGACTTTGACGCCACGGCGGCAATCGGATTGCCCAATGGCGCGAGTTACGGTTACACGCCGACCACGGATGTTCCGGTTACGTTGACTTACGGCGCAACGGGAACGCCGGTGGCGGGGCAAAAGGTGTTCGGGACGTTCTTCTTTATTCCCGGTTCCTAATGCCGGAATGGGAAGCTAAGGGCTATGTGGGCGGGGGGAACGTCGCGGAGTTGATAGACTCGGCGGCGGGTACTCCCGCCCTAGTAGCCGGCAGCGCAAGAGGGGTTTTTGATGAGGTTGATCGAGCGACTTCTGTTTTCGGTGGGCATCCTCTCACTTTTGCTGCTAATGATGTCGGCGTTTTGCTTCCTCGGCTCGATCATTTTGTTAGTTTACACACCGCCCGTCTTGATTTTTGGGTTGCCATTAGGCGCGATCCAACCGGATCGTCTTATGGCAACATCGATTTTCGCGTTCACGATGGCGGTTTGTATGGCGTTCGTCCTTGGTATCAGTGGAAAGAGTTGACGCCTACTATGAGTTTGTCGGGAATGTTTGCGGCGCAAATTGCTTATCTCATGGGTTGTCAACCGATTGTTTTATGCGGTTGTCCCAATGATGACACGCCAAGATTTTGGGAAACGATAAGTCGATCCAAAGATTATTGTAAAGCGCAGGCGTCGATTAAACAGGAAATGGAATACAAGCCTGATTTCAAGAACGTCGTTCGTGCAATGTCAGGTTGGTCAAAGAGTTTCTTTGGAGGCATGGAATGAGTTTGAAGGGCGCGTGTAATATGTGTGGCGCATGTTGTTTTATCGGTGATTTTAAGTGCGTCAACTTAAAACTTATCGGCGTGCCAGGATTGCCCAACGCTTCATACTGCACCGTTCATGCGCGGCGTTATACCGACATGCCGATCAAACTCGTAGATAAGTTTGGCAATGTCGTTGACGGATTTTGTCTGCATGGATCAAAGGCTGAAGAAATGGAATTGACGAGAATGATAAAAGAGGGCAAGTGTTCGTTGGAGGTAAACGACAATGGCTAATTACGCAAACACAGACGCGGGTCGTGACACCGCCGAAGCGTGGGGGCAGGCGAAAATGGCGGATGGTACTTGGGTAAATTCGCACGTTGCAACCAGCATCGCGGGTAACGTTATTTGCCGATTTCAGCGATTCCTTTCTCCTACTCACCCGGACTATGGCGAGTGGGTAGAAAGTCGCGCCGACGACGCTACATGAACTTGCTCGATAAGGAACGCGAAAAATATCGCCGGATGTGGCGCGAAGTTCCCGGCTATCGCAGTAATTCGCCGGGCGAGCGTCTTGTCCCTGAGTTTCTTAGACGCTCCGGCTGGCAGGGCGGAGATACGTTAATTGATCTTGGCTGCGGTCCAGGGCGGGCCGGTGCTAAACTGCGCGATGCCGGTCTCTCGGTTACGTTCTTAGACATCACCGTGGCAGCGCCAGACCCAACTTCCATTGCTAAGCCTTTTATAGAAGCCTGTCTATGGGAACTGCCGCCAATGCCCGTCTATGATTGGGCGTATTGTTGTGACGTGCTGGAACATATACCGCCGTCCAAGGTTGATAAGGTACTCGACAATATCCGGGTCATCACGGGTAAGGGTGCGTTTCTGCAAATCGCACTTTGGCCGGAGAGTTGGGGCAATGAGATCCATGAGACATTGCACCTTACCGTCAAGCCGTCGCAGTGGTGGAAGCCTAAAATTTCAAAGAGATGGAAGAATGTGGAGTTCTCCGACTCAGGCGACGGCAGGCTAATCGCATTAACGGGGAAACCCAGTGACTAACGTCGTCTGCATCAAACACTCAGGATTTTATAAACCTGAGTATGTGACCAAGCTCTACAATATGGTCAAGCGCAATTCTACGGTGCCATTTCGGTTTACCTGCTTTACGGAAAGGCCGGATGGACTGGAAGCCGAGGGCATTGAGGTACGACCATTGCCGTACATGCTCAAAGGGTGGTGGAACAAGATCCCGCTTTTCGCGCCGCCGCAATGTATCGACGACGATCAGATAGTGTGCCTAGATTTAGATATTGTCATCACGGCCAACATCGACTGGCTATTAAACTATCGCGGCAAGTTTGCGGGCTTGGGCTATTGGCAATACGGTCCAGAGCAAAAATACTACAACGGTTCGATATGGTCGCTTAGGCCAGGCGAGAACACGCATGTATGGGAGAATTTCAACGAGCACGGCTATGACGTGATGAAACGGCTGTACTCAGATCAAGAATGGTTGACCGAGCAAATCACCGATGGTGAGTATCTTGAGGAATTGTTTCCCGGCCAGATTCTCGGCTTTCGCACACACTACATGGATAGGCCGGAGAATGAGAGATATTTTAGAGAAACCGCGTCGATATATGTTTTTCACGGCTTCCCAAAGCCAGCCGAGATTTGGAAGCAGATACCCTGGGTAAGAGAACATTGGAGGTAATAATATGTTGACCGCTGAACAAATCAGAAACGCCTTAAAGCCGATGGCTGATTTTGCACCGGCTGTGCTTGCTGCTGCCGAAATCGTTGCCGCTGCCGAGCAGGCCGAAAAGCAACTTGTCGCTCTTGGGCAACAAAAAACCGCTGCCGAAAAACAACTTGGCGAACTTGAAACGGCGCGTGGTGTCGCTCAAGCCAAGATTGCCGAAGCGACTAAGGCGGCTAACGATATTCAAGTTGCCAACGATAAGCTCAAGGACTCGCTTTCGGCATCGCTCGATCCGCTGCGCGGGGAGTTGGCAAGTTTACGCGACGAGATCAACCAAGTTAGAGCCGATAAACAGTCGGTCATTAAAGAACTCAACGTTGAAATCGCGGCACTCCAACAGAAAAAAGATCAGATAGCGCAATCTTTCGAGCAGTTCAAAAAGGATCACGGCCTTGCGTAAATTGTGGTTGGCATTCCTGTTGATAGCGTCGGTTGCTTGGGGTGCCGAACGCATTACAGCGATTCATACCGTTGTCAACGTAACAACGGCTTCAACCTCCGTGCTAGGCACGACGCGGGGCATTCGCAGTCTCCTTATTCTCCAAAACGATTCGGACACTACAATTTATTGTAATCTTACGGGTGGCGTGGCTGTGGTTGATGAGGGGATTCGATTGAATGCGGCTGGTGGCACCTTATTCATGGACACGGTAGTTCCCACCGTGCCGGTAACTTGCATCCACGGCGGCACAGGAACCAAAGCGTTACTTGTAACCGAGGGATAATATGACTCCTACGGATGTAGTGAATCTCGGTTTGTTGATGGCCGGCAAAGACCCGATCACCGATATTGACGATACGGATACAACGTCAAGTCGTTGCCGATTGATTTATCATCCGTTGCGTGATGCCGTCTTGCGCGATCATCTGTGGAACTTCGCTATCGCTCGCAAAGAATTGGCGCAAAACGCGCCTGCACCTGTTTCTGGTTTTGCTTTTGGCTACAAGCGCGATGACCTCGATTTGAGGGTTTTAGGCGTTAACGACAATCCCTATGCTGTGTGGCAAGTGGAAGGTAGAGACATCGTTACGGATGAAACGGCAGTTGTGGCAAAATACGTTCAACGGGTCGGAAATCCCGACCTGTGGGACGCCTTGTTTGTCAGTATGTTTTCAACATTTCTTGGTTCCCGCTTTGCGCTCATGTTTAGCCATGATGCGGCTTTTTCGTTAAAATTGCTTGAGCAATACATGCTGCTCAAGAATGATGCCCAAGCGGCGGACGGGCAAGAGGGTTCGGCCTGGATTTACGGTAGTACGGCTCTGACGGACGATATTAGGAATGATTGATGCCCAAGGCCAGAAAACTGCAAACCAATTTCAGCGCGGGTGAGCTTTCGCCGAGGCTTGAAGGCCGACCCGATCTTGCCAAGTATTTCAACGGCGTATCTATTTGCGAAAACTATTTGATCTTTCCCCAGGGCGGTCTGTATCGTGCGCCAGGCACGCGCTATGTAGGCGAAGTCAAAGACTCGACAAAAAAAGTCCGATTGATTCCATTCATCGTCAACCGCAAGACGGCCTATGTCTTGGAAGTTGGCGAGAATTATATCCGCGTTTATCGCAATGGGAGGCGTGTTGAGTCAGGCGGTTCTCCCGTTGAAATTACTACGACCTACACCGAAGAACAGATATTCGATCTTAATTGGGCGCAGTCTATTGATGTAAACTTTTTCGATCATCCGAGCCATCACCCGGCTAAAATTAGCCGGTCCAGCGACACGATTTGGGCAAAGACTAATTTAGCTCTGCGGCCACCGCCATCATTCGAGGATAGAACCGATTTAGGAACTACCTTGACTCCCGCAGCAACAACCGGGACCGGCATCGCCTTTACGGCGGGTGCTGCCGTCTTTCTGACCGGCGATATTGACCGCAGTATCATGTACGGCACTTCCCGTGCGGTTATTACGGCTCTTGGTGGCGCGTCACCGCACGCGGTTGCTACTTGCGATATATTGGACGCTTTTCCAGACACAAACCCTATCGCTTCCGGGGAATGGTTCCTTGATAAATCGCCGAGCAGCTACGCCAAGGCCACCAAGAAAAAACCCGTTGGCGGCAAGGTTACGGTCGGAGGCGAAACATCGGGCGGCGCTGGTCAAGATACGTTTCGATCCGCTGATGTCGGTAAGTTTATCAAACTCTTTGGCGGGTTGATTGAAATTACCGAATATACTAATGCGCAGACCGTTAAGGGTATTATTCGCGCTACGTTGAGCAAGGCGACATCATCCGGGGCGGTTCCTGAAGCCTGCCCTGGCGGCGATTGGACGCTAGAAGTTGCCATGTGGGATACGGCGCACGGCTTTCCGGCTGTTGACACTTTCTATCAAGGCCGCTTGATTCATGCCGCTAACCCGACCAATCCGACGACTTGGGTAGGTTCGGCAAGCGACAGTTATGAGAATTATGCTGTGGGAGCGTTGGCGGATTACGCGATTCAGTACACGATCACTTCCCGGCAACTAAACGCGATTAGATGGCTTGCCGATCTTGGTCAGTTATTTATCGGTACGGAGGGTGCCGTATTTGCCGCCAAAGGGCCGGGCGTAGATCAACCATTAGGCGGCGATACGATTCCTTTTGTCCGCGCTCAAAACGCTCCCGGCACGTTGGCGATGGCTCCGGTAATCATCGGAACCACAGGAATTTATGTCCAGGCAAGCGGTAGGCGTATTATCGACTTGAGCTATAACTTTGACGATAACGCCTTTCGCGCTCTCGACCTTACTCGTAACTCTGAGCATATCTGCGGAGAGAGCGGCATCAAACAGGATCAAATCGCTTGGGCCGAAGAACCAAATCGTCACTTGTATTTTATCCGCAACGACGGTCAGCTAGTTTGTTTAACTTATTTTCGCGTGCCTGAGGATGTTGTCGGATTCACTAGGCGCACGACGGATGGAATTATTGAAAGTCATTGCGTGATTCCCCACCCGGACGGCGACCGGGATCAAACTTGGTGGCTCGTTAAACGCACGATCAATGGAATTGAAAAACGGTATATTGAGATTGTCGAAGATTGCGCCGATGAGTTTAGCGACCGAGACTGGCAAGACCTTCAGACCGATTGCGCATTTATCTATAACGGCGCTGCTATAACCCATGTTACGGGGCTAGATCATCTTGAAGGAAAGACCGTGGACGTGATTGCCGATGGTTCCTACAAGGGACAACAGATCGTCACTAGCGGTGCCTTACCAACCGATTTATCCATAGCGGCGTCCAGTATCGAGATTGGCCTGCATTACAAATCGACTTGTATCACCTTGAGGCCCGCTATGCAGGATTCAGTGATAGAAGGCGTGCCGAGGCGTTGGGACAATATCAATCTCCGCGTTAAACGCACATTGGGCGGCAAGATTAACGGCGAGGATTTAGACTTTTCAAAGGGCGGTCAACCAATGGATCATGCTCCCTCGTTGGTAGAGGGCGATATACGTTGCAAGGGCACGGATTGGGACACGATAGGCAAGGTGACTATCGAACAAGATTTGCCTTATCCGCAAGAAATCCTTTGCATGTTCGGAGAGCTAAGTGTCGGAGAACGACTGTAAACCAACATTGGTCAAATTTGAATTGTGGCACATGATAGCGTTTCACTCACGCGAGAACGAACCGCCGTGGATCATTCTCGATGGGATCGAGATACTAAAACGCCATCGCCACGTTGCATTTAGTGCAGAACTTGGCGGCAAGATTGTCGGCTGTGGAGGCATGGTCATGTGGCGTGCGGGGTTAGGTTATCCGTGGGTAATGATCTCGGATGAATTGGCAGCATACCCTTTGTGGTTGCACCGCACGGTCAAAACCTACTATCGGAGGACCGTGGAAATTTTCGGCATCAAAGAAATGTATTCGGAAGCGGCTATTGTTTCGCAGCGCAATCAACGTTGGATTCAATCTTTTGGCTTTAAGCCGAGAGCCGAACGGTTTGAGGTTAATGGACGTGAGTACCAGCGCCATGAATGTGAGGTTGGCGGCTAATGCCATTTTTAGCGGCGATACCGGCAGCGATAGGAATAGGATCGGCGGCAGCGGGTACGGCGGCCACTATCGGAGCTGCTTCGGCGGCTGGCGGCGCAATGGCGGCAGCGGCCACGGGTGCAACCGTCGCGGGTACGGCGGCGGCGGGTGCGCTAGGTGGCTTAGGGTCTGTACTTGGCGCAACGGCGGCAATAGCGCCGGCTGCTCTCGGCGGCACGGCGGCGTCGATCATGGGCACCACGGCGGCTGGTTCTTTGGCCGCAGGTTCCCTTGCTGCTGGCGGCGGTCTGATGGCCTCGATACCGACTTGGTTGCAAGCAATATCAAGTGGCGGTCAACTTCTATCCGGTATCAGTTCCCGGCTCTCGGCAGCAGGACAGGCCAACGCAGAGGCGGCAATGCTTCGCGCTCAAGGCCGGTTGCGTGCAGCGCAGGAAATGGAAAAGGGCCAGGAAATTACCGCCAAGGGCCATGCGATAGCGGCGGCATCAGGCATTGAAGCAAGTTCCGGGAGTCCACTGACGATGATGCTCGCCAACTTAGACACGGCGGTTAGAAACGCAACGCGAGCACGCAAAATGGCGACTATGGAAGCCGATACCCGGTCGATGGAAGCGTCGGGATATACTTCGGTTGGTTCAATGGCCGGGGCGGTAATTCCGCCAGTGACATCATTGCTCAGTAAGTGGGTATAATATGGCGCAGTTGATGAGTATTGCCACTAAAGATCCGACCTTGATGTTGACTCAAAAGATATTGCCGCCAAGTGTCAGAAAGATCGTTGAGCCTGCGTTGACTCCGGGCAAGGCGCTAGAAGCAGCCGGTATCATGGATCGTGGTTCGATGTTGTCTCAGTGGGTAAAGTAGGAGCAATTATGCGAAGTGCATTTAGGACTATTCTTATCTTATCTTTGCTTTGTTTGCCGGTTATCAGCCGTGGAACCGTCAACGATTGCGCGGGCCGCAACGACTACACGGCGGCGGGCGGAACTGCGTTTGTTTACACTTGCCGGATTTTCGATAAATCTCATCTTGAGGTTATTGTCACTGATACAGGCGGCACGGCAACGACAAAAACGGTGGACACGGACTACACCGTTTCGGGAATTGGTGACGCAGGCGGCGGAAGCGTTACCTTTGGCGTTGCGCCGACCAGCGGATACAAGGTTTCGATCCTTTTGAAAATGCCGATTACCCAAGGATCGACCTATACGCTCAATGAAGGATTTCCTAGTTCCCGCGTGGAAAGAGACTATGACCTTTTAGCCTTGCAGTCTCGGATGCAGGCTGAACAAATTGGACGGGCACCAAAGTTTGCTAAACAATCTTCAACCAAGGACATCGCATTTCCTGAACCAGCAGCAAGCAAGTATCTTCGCTGGAACGCTGCGGGAACGGCGCTTGAAACCGCCGACGCTACCGGGGCGCAAGGACCGCAAGGCGAACCGGGTGCCGGCTATGGCACGATTCAGGATGAGGCATCGGATTTGACCCAACGCGCTAAGGTGAACTTTACCGGAACCGGCGTAGCTTGTGTCGATAATGCCGGGGCTACCCGAACCGACTGCACGATTAACGCGAGTACCTTTACACCCACTAGCGCCGATACTGTTCAAAATAAGGTATTGGATAACACAAACTCGGCCAGCGGTTACATGGATCATACCGCTATTGCGGCACCTTCATCGCCGGCAGCGGGTAAGGTGCGGCTATACGCCAAGACGGGAACAAACCAGATTTGCGGCAAAGACTCGGCTGGAACAGAGACTTGCATGGGCATCGCCTCGACGGGTGTATCTATTTTAGATAAATCGACTGCTACCACCGAAGTTAGAAGCACAACGTCAGAAACAGACCTATACAGTTACACGGTTCCGGCCAATACCCTTGGTACTAATTCTACGCTGGAAATGTATCTCAGAATCAAGGATTTCGACGATAACACAAGCGGTAATATCATCACCATCCGTTGTTACTACGGCACAACCGAAGTGGCTGCGATGGTAGTGGGTAACGGTTCAACGGGTTCCAATTTGGTCGGCACTATTAACTGCAACGTAAGTGGCGCAGGGGCAACTAACGCTCAAGTGTCAGCCGCGACCGTTAGACTATCTAGCACAAATTCAGCCTTTGCCTCAATTACTAGCGGTTTGGCCGGGATTGCCGAAGATAGCACGGGGCCATTGGCTCTTAAAATTACTGCCGAGCCTAGTGCAAATCATGCGAGCCTGGGAATAATAACTGATTACGGATTTGTGAGGCTTAATCCCTGATGCCTACCTTACCCTTAGTTCCAGAACTGCAACAGCCTATCGGCGTCCCGCGTGGACAACGCGGACAGGCTTGGAACGAGCTTGAAAAAGCATTTCAGGGTGTCGGTGAGTTATTTTCCAACATTCAGGCCGGGGCCGACGCGGCGGAACGAACCAAGTTAGTCAACGAGGGCAGCGCAGGAATGCAGGCGGCGCTTAGTGACGCGAAGATAAAGTACGCCGATCCTGAAGAATACAAGGCCAATGTACTGAATGATGTCCAACAGACCTACGATGCCACGTTGGCGCAGGCAACAACGCCAAGAAATAGAAGGGCGATTGAGGCCAGTTTGGCGAACGATGTTATCGCGGCCCGGCAACACGCGGCGGTGGGGTATTTTGAGAAGAAAAAGGACGTGGGACTTGCCAATCTTGATGTTGCCGCCTCTCAGATGAGTCAGTCAGCGTCAATGGTCGGCGATGAAAAAAGTCGAACGGCTATCTACGATAGTTTTAGCAATCTCGTTGGCGATTTAACGACAAAGGGATTTCTAACTTATAAGCAGGCGGCTGATAAAATTCTCGACTTCGACAAAACTGTTTTGACCAAGCGAGCCAATGCGCTGATTTTAATTGATACGTCCGCTTTCTTTACTGCCGCCGATAAAGGGGAATTTAACCGGCTTGGCGAAGATCAAGTTGTAAAACTACGCGAAGCGGCAAGAGACAAAGATTTTAAGGATGACCGGCGCAAAGAGGCGGTGTTTAATCAACAAAAATATCAGGCCACGCAGGAAGTCAACGCGCGGGCAAATCGCGGCGATCTATTAGATAGCGAAATACAGGACATGCTCGACGGCAAGCATCCCTATGTTACCGCTGCCGAGGCGCGTTCAGTTAAAGCTATCAACGACAATCCGCCATCGGGGGCCGGTTCTAATCAGGTTCGGGCGATCATGGAAGAATATCATTCGGGGCCGTCGAGCTTTGGTCGTATCAACGCAGCGCGTCAACAACTTCAGCACTTCAGAAGGACTCAAGTTGGTCCCAACGCACTAATTGATAAAGCGTTCAACGAATTACAGACAGATGAACGAACAATGACCGGAATTGACGCGTCCAGAATCAATCAGGCTAGTCGTGCAGCGCAAACGGAGTACGATGCAGACAATCCTCAACCACCGTTTAACATTCCTGGTTCTGCTGCCAAACGGAAGCAGGATAAGGCTAAAATCGACCAGGCAGTTAGAAAAGGTCTTGATCCAAAGCCTATTATCCAGGGATCAAAGACGGAGACTAAGGCGAAGGTTGAGGCGACACCAGAAAAAATGAAAGACGTAATAGGTTACTGATGCCGCAAATTCAAAAGAAACTACCAAGCGCCGATGACATCAATGCGACGTATCGCGCTGGCTATATTACGGCGGCAGAGCGTAATGACAAGATGCGCAGGCTTGCCGGGGATCAACTCGCCAATATCTTGCTGGACCAGGGCTATGCTAAGGCCATGCTTCACCAAACGGTCAAGCACATTCAAGAGGGATGGGACAATTTCGTTGAAGCTACCACGGCTGGACAAGATAAAAGCGTAGGCGAAAACTTCAAGAACTATGGTAAGGCGATATGGGGTGAGATTCAAATTCTCACCTCGGCTATAAACGCTTTCGGTGAAGTAAACGGTAAGCAGGCCGAGTTATGGGCGCTAGACGCCGGGGCATCCCCTGGGCTTGCCAAGGTTATCAATGTTTCGGTGGACGTGGGGAGTGGATTCTTGCCGATAGGCGCTGCGGCGCGATCATTAGCCAAGGGTATTCAGGGAATTGGTAAGGCGGTGAAAGGAGCACAGGCGGTAGGGGAAGCGGCTAAAGTAGCAGAGGCGGCGCAAACCATAAAACAAGTTGAGAAGATTGCCCAAGACGCATTACAGCAAGGGCTAAAAGCAGAGGGGGTTATTGAGCAGGGCGTTGAGGGTGCGGCTAAAATCGCTGTTCCAGCCGACGATTTCTACAAGGCTCTCCGCGCATTCAAGCGCGAGATGGAAGGCATCACGGCTACTAAATCCCACACCGTAACTCTTGCCGAAGCGGAAAAACTTGGTTTGACTATTGAGGATTTGAAGAAACTGCCGATGTTCAAGGCGCTAAGTGAAGCGGAAATGGCGGGGTTCTTAAAGGCGCTTGATGGGCCTACGGATAATTTGATTGGCACGGCTAAACGAGTTTTAGCCGGGGAAGCGGACGCAGGCCCGATACTTGATAAAATGCTCATAGATTATTTTGGCTACACGCCAAAATTCAGGGCATCCGAAGTGACCGCAGGCCGTGCCGTTGAGATACTCAAAGAAACCCCGCCGATGAAAGCCGTTACTAACATGCTTAAAGGTTGGGACCCGGAGAGCATGGCAAAACTGGACTTGGACGCTGCTCGACGCACGATGGCGGAAGATATTTTAGCTCTCGCCGACGAACCAGGAAAACTCAAAGCGTTACAGATCCAAGGCGCGGAGGAATTAGCAAAAGGCGGTACATGGTGGGACAAAGCCAAAGAAGTTTATATCAATACCTTGCTTGCCCGACCCTTAACGCAGGTTAGAAACTTTCTCGGCAATAGTTTTGCCGCGCTGACCTCGGCTACCGAGCGCGAGTTGGGTGGTTGGTTGTCAATCGAAGAAAAGGGATTGGTTCGCGGTGGTGGTGCGGCGCAAATCCAAGGGATGACGGCGGCTCTAGGGGATGGATTCAAGGCGTTTGCCGATGCGTACAAACGTGTCTCACCGGAAGAAATGACGAAACTGGATTTTATCCCGCATTTGATTCCGGGGAAGTTAGGCCGAATTATTAACGTCCCAACGGACACCCTACGGGGAATGGATAACTTTTTCAAAACCGTCTTGGCCCGTGGCGATATGTACGCAACCGCAATCACAGCCGGAACTCATCAAGGACTGACCGGACAGAAATTAGCCGACTACGTTGCTCGACGTATGACTGTGCCGACAGAAGAAATGTTCACTCACGCCAAAGCCTTTGCGTTGGAGCAAACCTTTCAGAATGACCTCGGCACTATCGGAAAACACGCACAACGGTTGCTGCAAAGCGGTCCATTAGCGTTGTTGTTCCCATTTATGAAAACGCCGATAAACTTGGCAAAATACGCATGGAATAGAACGCCTGGTTTGCAATTTCTTAGTCAATCACTTTACGCCGACATTCTTGCCGGCGGTGCGCGTGCCGACATGGCGATAGGGCGGCTCACGTTATCAAACATGATGGGGATGTTCTGGTACGGATTGGCGCAACAAGGCTTGTTGACTGGCGGGGGGCCGGTGGACCCGCAACTTAGAAAGACTTGGATGGCAACTAAACAGCCTTACTCGATTATGGGTAAAGGCGGATGGTATCCATTGACCAACATTGAACCGGCTACGACGCCGTTGGGCTTGATTGCCGACTTTGCCGAGATTCGCAATCAACTTGACGATCCCACGGCAGAACAGACGGCAATGGCAATCGCCCTATCGGGCACTAGGGACATAGTAGATAAGACCTATTGGCAGACAGTAGGCGATGCGGTGGAATTGCTTGGCGCTGTTCGTGTCGGGGAGGAACCCGGACCTAGTGCTATGCGAATCCTAACCGGACCTGCGGTTACGATGGCAAGCGGCGGACCTTTGATGTCCTCGATAAAAACCATTGTTGATCCATTGCGGCGCGAAGCGCGGGGCGTTGTCGATCAGGTCCGTTCCCGCGTGTGGGGATATTCAGAAGGACTAAAGCCGTTACGGGACGGCTACGGCGATCCAATCCTAATACCGCAGGCGATTGCTAACCCGTGGCTTGGTTTAGTGAGTCCTTTGACCTCCAAAGATTACGAAACCGACCCAGTGAAAAAAGAAGGGGCGCGGTTGCAAGTCAAAATACCGACTTTCCCTTGGTCTATCGGTGGAAAGCTAAGGGACGATTTTGACATCGCGGCACCGATGCCGGGGGACGCATTGCCGGTAGAACTATCAGCAGAAGAACGCGACCGCTGGCAGGTGATTTACAAAAACATTTTACGACATCCTGAAACCGGGATTCAAAAAACCCTGCTAGGTACTCCCGAATATCAATCGCGTCCTTATCCTCATCAGAGAGAGCTTTTCATGGATTATTTATCTCAGGCACGCAAGGCGGCGGAAACCGCAACGATGGTAGAAAACCCGGTCCTTGCGCGAAAGATAATGGAGGCGCAATCGGAAAAATATCTATCCAAATTGACGCCGAGTGAACGCCCGGCAGCAGAACAACAATTCCAAGAGGCTTTAGGTTTAATGGAGAAATTGTTGCCAGAAGAAAGGGACAACCTGAATAAATGGGGAGTGTTGAATTTGGAAGTGGCATATCCCGGTGGAGATTACTGAATTGAAAAAACTCTTAATCTTTCTCTTGGCTACTTTGTTCGCTTCTCCCCTTTACGCCGGCGGCATATTCCAGCCGGGCACGGGCAGTGGCGGCCCAACCTCAGTTACGTTTAAGGATGAAGGCACTACACAAGGCACGGGCGACACGATCAATTTCGTCGGCTCCGGCGTGTCGGCCTCGGTAGCCGGCAGCACGGCCACAGTGACGGTGAGCGGGGGCGGTGGGGCTAGAACTGTTTATAACGTAATGGATTACGGCGCTACTGGCGATGATTGGGTGTCGGGTGATTCTACGACGGCGATACAGGCTGCGATAACCGCATGTCACGCAAACGTCTATCCTGATTCCCCTTCCGGTGGCGTTGTCTATTTCCCCGCTGGCATTTATGCGATCTCTGCAACCTTGGATCATCTAAGTTATGGAACGACCAATGATGAGTCATTTCCTAATGTTTGCTCCTTAGTTGGTGAATCACGCGCCACTACGATGCTTAACTGGATTGGCGCGGATCACGGAACGATGGTGCATGTCGAGGATGCAAACAGCGGTTTTACCGGAGGAAGGATTGAGAACCTGCACTTTTGGGGTGGATATGCGGCTTCTGGACATCAAGCGGATTACGCCATTAAGGTAGGACCGGCAACATCCTACGCCACAGGTCAATATGATATTAAAAACAACATCTTTAGTTCCACTCAGTTAGATGCCGTTTCGATTACGGGGAGCGGCTACAACTTACTTTTTAATATCGACAACAATTTCTTTGGTAGTCTTGGCGCGATGACCGGCTATGGTATCCGCTGCGAATGGTGCAACCAAGTACGGATAACCCGCAACGAGTTCCAGAACACAAAAGCCGGGTCAATTTATCTAAACCAAGGAGATACCGCAATAATCAGGGACAATGATTTTGAAGGTCTTTCGATTGCAGATACTTATAGCATTCATTTACGCAACGCCAATTTTTCCTTGATCGACGGCAATCGTTTTGAGGATATACGGACTGGCGTTCTAGGTGCAGGGCAGAGGTCCATCTATATAGGATGGGACGGTTCCGGTTCGTCTGCCAGAGGTAGAATCACTAACAATTCATGGGGTACTGGCGACGACACGGACCATCATCTAATTGAATTTCAAACCGCCGTAGGCCAGGGATGGTACTTCCACGGCAATCAAGCTGACTGTTGCGTGGCTGGATTCATCAAAGCACCAGACCGCAATCCCGATGATCCTGTATATGACATAATGAACTGGTTAAGCGCGTATTCTACGCTTCAGACGCCAACACCAACAGCGCAATATACTATTTCCTGTTGGGGCCAACGATATAACTATGGTTGCAACCGCCTCACCCTCGGCACAACAAACACGGCGGCACAATATTTCAATAGCATCCTTCAACTCGATGGTCATGTTTACGCGCCACCGATTACGATAACTGAGGCATCCCACAATTTCACCATCACCGAAGGCCAGGGCAACGTGTTTAAGTTGTCGATCAACGACAATGCGGCGGCTCATGGCGTATTGCTTTCAAGTGATGGAGCGCCAAATGTCGGCAGCATCGTCACCCTATACGTCCTTAACAACTCAGGCGGCGCTCTCACCACAGGCGGGATTTCATGGAACCCGGCTTCCTTCCAACTCGCCTCAACCTGGGTCGATCCTCCATCTGGCACCTATAAAATAATTAGCTTCTCATCCCACGGCGCAGGTAATGGCTTTCGTGAAATCTGGCGCAGCGAGCCATATTCCGGCCCTATCACGTTCACCGGGCCGCTGACAGTGGGCAGTCTCACCGGCATTGGACACTTTAGCGCGGGATTGCTTTCGGCGGGCAACGTCAACCTAGCCTCGGAAGTGACCGGGAATTTGCCTGTGACTAACTTGAACAGCGGCACAGGCGCAAGCGCGAACACGGCATGGTGCGGTGATGGCACATGGGGAAACTGCAACCTTGGCACCGGCACGGTAACTTTTTCCGGCACGCCTACGGCAAATCGGCTACAAAAATTTATCAGTGGTACGTCGATAGGAGATAGCAGTATCAGCGATGACGGCGCGGGAAATATCACGATTGGAAGCACGACCGACAATAATCTCGTCGCCAGTGGCAGCGCAGCGGGTAATCCGGTATCACTCTCTGCGACTGGATCAGATACGGACATTGGCATAAACATCACGCCTAAAGGCGCTGGAAAAGTCACCCTCAGCGGGCAAATGGTGACGAGTGGTTTGGGCATCGAGTTTACTGAGTCCGACACTAATCCGGCTTGCGCCGCCGGCAATTTCTCAATCTATGCCGATACGAGCGAGAATAAACTGAAAAAATGCCAAAACGGCAGCGCGAGCGATCTTGATACGGGCGGCGGTGGTTCTCAAACTCCTTGGACTTCAGATATTGACGCGGCAGGCTTTGCGTTGTTCGGTAATTCTACGGCTAGTGGCGTTCTCACGCTTGATTCAACAAGTCACGCCACCAAGGGATACACTATATTGAATCCGACGGGTGGCAATGTCGGAATAAAAACATCAACTCCGACTCTTGGCAACTTGGTTGTCAACGAACCTACTGGAACATGGTCCGAAATTTATGCAACTACGAGCGTAGCGACTGGCGGCGTAGCATTTGGCATCGACAATTCCAAAAATGCTTGGTTGTTTAATTATGATAATGGCAATTTTGAGATAGGCACGAATAATATAAGCATCTTACTTCTTGGTGCTAGTGGTACTGCGGGAATCGGCGGCTTGTCATTAACTACGGCTAGATTAAGAGTTTTAGATACCGCTCTCGCTGGTTCCGGCTCACTTGCCGGATCGCTACTTAACCTTGCGCAAACCTGGAACACTACGGGCGCACCGACTGGCGTAAAATTTACTATCACTGACACCGCGTCAGATGCGGCCTCACTAGCTTGGCAAATCCTTGGCGGCGCAGCGGGTACGACAAATCTGTTCAAGGTGGACAAGGCGGGACTGATGACCGTCCCTGCCGCCAATATTTCCGGCCTCACCGCCTCTAAACCTATCTATACCGACGCCAGCAAAAACCTAACCTCCGGCACGTTCACCGGCACGGGAACGCAATTTGTTTTGAGCGCCACGCCCACGCTCTCAAATCCGTCCCTCGGCACAACGTCTTTGACCATGACCGAGACTTCAGGCGGTTCGGGCTGGACTGCAAAACTCTTAATCAAACAAGACTCCGGCGCAAACACTTTCAGTAATGCGCTAGTCGGCGCAGTAGGGGTGGTTGGTGTAGCAAAGACAACCGTAACGGGCGGTAATACGGGCGAGATAGCCATTTTCGGTGAAGTGACCTGCATAGCCGATAACACTGTCACGATTGGCCATATCCTGATAGTTGGAACCTCAACCGCAGGACGATGCAAGGATTCTGGACAGACCGACAGCACGGCAATCGCATCTAACCTGCAAATCATCGGTAAAGCACAGTCCAGTGGCAGCGCTGCCGACGACATCATCATGGAATTTTATGGCCCAGGGCACTTTGGAACCGCACAAGTGCATTCCTTCGGCGCGACTTTTACGAGTGCCGACGCTTTGGTAGCGGGGCAAGTCACATACTTTACCGTGCCCTATGCCTGCACGATAGTTGCCTGGAATATCGTCGCAGACGCCGGCACCGTCACGTTTGACATCTGGAAGATTGCTACCGGCACGGCCATACCCACGATCAGCAACACAATCGTGGCGTCGGCAAAGCCAGCGCTGGCATCGGGTACGGCTATTCATTCAACTTCCATGTCGGGCTGGACTACGAGCGTAACGGCCAATGATATTGTGGGCATCAAGCTCGATACAGTGGCAACGGCAACTTTTGTACGGTTGGACGTTCAATGCAATAGTTGAGGTGACATGGCAACACTTCTTTACCTACCCTCATCAGGCGCGGCGGCTGTAAATCCGACACCCGACCCGGCTAACTGGACACTACACGTCAACAACGTAAGCCGTCCGCTCAATTTTGTCCGTGGCAATACGGCATTGACGAATCTTGTTTACGCTCCCGACGGCGCAGATCATTTAGTGGCCGGAAGCGCGATGATGGCTCAATTTGTCTCGCAGATATTACCACCACAGATTATTCCGGCTCAACAAATCGCTCTTGGTTTACTTTGCCTGGAAGCCCAGGCGACTAACAATCTCTTTCCCGCCTGGAAACTCTATGCCGTCAACACAGCAGGAACCCTCAATCTTGGCGATATTGTCCCATATTTTTCCTCCGCACTTGCTGAAATGGCAACCTCAGCGACGGGCTATTGTCAAACGCGCGCGGGATCGGCAATCACATTGACCCAAAACTGGCGGCTCGTTTTGGAGATTGGCGCTTCGGGAACACCGGCAGCGGGCGGGGGAGTGGACGGCCATAATTTCACGATGGTGTTCGGTGATCCGTTAGCTACCGGCGCGGCAAATTTTCCGCAGCAAGCCGATACGACGGCTTGCCCGGCAATGCTTGTCTTTTCCAACGATATATTGACGACAGTTGGCCCAAGCCAGATTTTAACCATTACAGCGCTCAGTACCAACCCCATTGTTGCAACCGTCAATTTTGCCGGGCAGCAATACACGCTTGAATATCCCAACAAGCAGGCTGCACTCGATAACCTCGCCGCAATGCCCGATGAGCAGATAATGCTCGAAGTGGCGTTGAACCGAGTGCTCAAAAAGTGGCAAGAAACAGACCCGAATTTTGATAACTTGGCTGGTCTGCTTAACAAGACCTGCACGATCACCGCACCGGGAGTGATGATAGTCTGATGGCAAACGCATTATACCGTCCATTTCACAAGCCGCTTTTGTTGCCACCAATGGACTTGTTGGTTCCAACAAAAACAGGGTTGGCACTAGGCTCTGTCTATGTGTACGCCACTTCTGGCGCTGCTTGGGGTTATCGGTTTATTTCCCCTGTCTCAAGTAATTTGAATGACGTTTACTTTTTTGTGTCAGCTACAGCAGGAACACCGGGGGTTACGACCGTTGAGTTGCGCAACAATATCAGCGGCACGGTTAATAAACCGGGCACTACTTTACACGCGACTCAAACAGTCTCGCCAGGTACGACAGCGAATAAATGGATCAAATGCACTTTCGGCACTCCCTATAGTTGCGTCCAAGGCAATGAATACTGGATTGTTATAGGTGATGCGGGATGGACTACTGGCAACACCGCAACGGTTGTCGTTAAGGGAGGATTTGCAAATTATGCCGGTGATACTGCATCTGCGCGAACTATTACAGGCTACACCACCGCCGATGGGTTTACTACTGCCGGATCAAGTCAAACTTCGGCTGGCTCGTCAGTATTAAAGTTTGCAGATGGCACAATTATCGGTGCGCCATACACAACAAACGCCGCTCATGGAAGTAGCGCATTAGAACGCGGTCTAAAAATTGTTGGGTTGACGGAAAAGCTAGTTGTTATAGGAGCCATCTATAATGTAGTCGGCAATTTGGCTACTACTTTCCGAATTTATAGCGGGGCAACAGCTCCTGGTGGCACTACTGGTTTCGCTAAGACACTATCGACAGGAGAAAAAGACGCAGGATGCGTGATGTTCGCGCCTTTTACGCTGCTAAAAGATACGATCTATCGCGTTACGCTTTCGGCGGGCGCGACAACGCTTACTTGTCCGGGGTATTATCAAATAGAAGATTTTGCGACGAGTACGGACCTGACCGATTGTAGTCCGGGCGGCGGTAGAATGCACGAAACAATCGACAACGGCGCTGGCGGCTGGACTGACAATATAGACCTACTCCCTAAGATAGCTCTCATTGTTACCGATCAAGTTGCCATCAACGTACAATTTGCCGTGGGAAACCCATAATGTGAAAAAGCTCCTACTCACTATCGTTTTTCTGCTCTGTGCCTACCTGCCGGCCTACGCCGCCGAACTTTTACAATTACAAGACCTCGTATATCAAGGCGGGTTTCGCGTGCCGCAGGGCCAGCATGGCAGTTCCACGTTTGAATGGTGCAAGACCTGTCAGATGACTTTCGATCCTGCCGGGAACGGCGGCGCTGGTTCTCTGTTCATGGTCGGTCACGATCACCAACAACAGATTGGCGAATTTAGTCTCGCGACTCCGGTGAATACCAGCAATCCAGCGTCTATGAACACGGCCACCATGCTCCAAAACTTCGTTGATGTTGTTGGAGCGATAAGCGGCACGGCCAAGAATACGCCTCCGGCTGGTACGGTAAACGTGAATGGCTTGCTAGTTGAAGGCTCGACACTTTACGTCAACTTCTTTTTCTACTATGACGCGGACGGTAGCCAACAACTTAATTACTTCAAGTCCACCAGGACACTCACGACTTCGGGGCTTCTCGGTCCCTATCAGGTCGGAACTCCACCTTTTGATACCGGGTCTTGCTGCGGGTCGGCGGCAGGCTTTACTTCCGGCTCAATTATTCCTGTGCCATCCGCGTATCAATCGGCGCTCGGCGGCACGCACATGACCGGCTTGTGCTGCGTTGGGATTGCGTCACGCACCTCATGGGGGCCAGCAGCGCTCACAATGAATCTGGCAAACCTGGGCAGCACCATTCCGCTACCTACAACGACTCTCTTTTTTGCCAGCCAGACACACCCTATAACCGGATGGGCAACTACCAACAATTTTTACAACGGGTCAACGGAACCCGGTGGATGGGTATTCCCAACTGGAACTAAAAGCATGTTGTTCTTTGGACGCCACGGCACGGGACCGTGGTGCTATGGACCAGGAACAACCGACCCGGCTTTAGCTTTCACGCCGTCGCCCACCGGCGAACCTTGGTGCTACGATCTCGAAGGTCAAGCTAAAGGCGGTCACGCCTATCCGTATAGATACCAGATTTACGCCTACAACGTGGACGATGCTGCCGCTGTAAAAGCGGGCACGAAATTACCCTACGATGTTAGGCCATACGGAACTTGGGTCATTACGTTCCCCACGGTTGCCTCTAGTACGGGCATTGGTGGGGTTGCTTACGATTCAGCTCACCAAAAAATCTATGTTGTGCAGAAATACGCGGACGGCGCTCACCCCATAATTCACGTTTTTAATGTGAACGCGCCATCACCGCCTCCAACCCCAAGAACCTTATCAGTCGCTACTACAAACCCCACGGCTTGCGCGATAACTGGCGTCACTAGCGATCTTAACGGCAACGGTAACGGCACTACGCCGTTTGCGCGGTCGTACAATGACGCGAGCAGCGTGGATCTCACGGCTCCGGCGACTTGCGGTGGCAATGATTTCGCCTCGTGGTCGGGCTGCACAACGGTTGGCGGCACGGGCAATCGGACTTGCAGCGTGACGATGGGCGCGGATAAGACGGTGACGGCGGCTTATACAACGCCTGGAATTACGCTTCGCACTCTAACCGTGGCAAGCACCAATCCAAATGGGGGTATCACCATAGCAGTATCGCCAGCCGATTATAACGGCCTGGGTAACAGTGAAACACCATTCGTTCATACTTACCTAAATAATACTGCGGTTGCGCTGACCGCTCCGAGTGCGTGGACGGACGGGCAGACATTCGACGGCTTTACGGGGTGTGATTCGGTGAGTGGCTTAACCTGCAATTTAACGATGAGCGCGAATAAGTCTGTTACGGTTGCTTATGTAACTCCTACCCCTCCGGGGGCCAGTTTCCCGTATAACGGCACCCCGGTTGACACTGGCACGCGGGCAAATGAGGGACCACCGCCATCTGCGAACTGGACAACTATAGTAGGAACTGGCCATAAGATCGTCAGCAATAAGATCGTGCCCAATGCCGCGTCGGGCACTCACATGAGCTATTGGAACGCAACTCAGTTTGACACCGACCAAGAAGCCTATGCCGAAATCTCGACCATGAGCGTGAATGACCATTCTGGATTTGGCGTGTTCGCTAGATTTAATCCGGCGAATTTGGACCGGCTTGAATGCACAGCCCGCCCTATCGACTCGGCCAATGACGTGATGCAACTTTGGGAGCGGACAAATGGTGCGACGGTACAAGTAGGCGTTGATACGAGTATTGGCGGCGAATTTACCGCCGGCGATCAGGTAGGGATTCGCGTGGTAGGAGCAACGGCGACTTGCTACCTCAACGGCACGGCAATCATGTCAGGAGATACTAGCGCAAACCTCGTGCCCGGGTATATCGGCCTGCGGCATGTCTCTACGTCTGGCGCAACGGAACAACTGATAAATGTCGGGGGCGGCAATCTGGCGGCTGCTCCGGCAGCGGGTACGCCTTGTATCGGGACAGTGAGCGGTACGCTGACCCTCGGCTCGGGAGTGACGCTTAAACTTGGGGTGTGTCAGTGAGGTGAGGGATGACATCTGAGATCGTCATAGGATTACAGGGGATTATTCTTTTAGTTCTCGGCATAGGAGTAAAGGGAATTATCGACATCGCCGTACACTTAGCGAAGCTCAACGGTAAAGTCCACGAACTTGAACTTGGCGACCGGCATCTTGAAGGTGAGTTGCGCGACTTGAAAAAAGATGTTGCAAAAGAGCATGAGGCGATTTGGGGGAAGGTGGATACAATCGACAAAAGGTGCATTGACGTTTTAAGACAAGGAGGGAAGTAATATGGTTCCATCACGCAAGGTAACAGCCGGAGTTTTAGCGGGTGCAGTTTCAGTGATTCTCGTTTGGGCAATCAAAACCTATGTGCATCAGGATTTGCCCGGCGAAGTAGCAAGCTCGATTACCACGGTCTTGACGTTCGTTACGTCATGGTTCGTGCCGGAAACAGAATGAAACCGCGTCCGATTCTGCTCTTGGCTGTCTGCCTACTCGTAGGCGCTTACGAACTCTATGCGCTACTCACGCCGATGGACGGCGACACAATCAGTGAAATCATTTGGCGTATTGCCAAGGGATATCCCATTTTGCCGTTCGCGTTTGGCGTGCTGATGGGGCATTTTTTTTGGCAGGAAAATAAGTAATGAAATTGTTAAAGCCAACAATCATTACTGATGGTGGACCTTGGGCAATTCACAATATGCCCTGTGCTGTTTGTGGAATTAAAGTAGCGGTATTAAATCTGGGTGCTGGTCATTTTGAGCCTTGTTGGGAATGTCAACGAGTAGGTTGGGAAATGCGAAAAAGGGGGAGAAATGAAGTTTCGCAAAAAGCCGGTAGTGATAGATGCGTTCAGACCAAATTTTGAGAATCCGCCAGAGTGGTTCAGGCAAGCAATGGAGAGTGACGCAGTAATCCTAATCAATGGCGGCATGGGCGGCGTCGAGATTAAAACGCTTGAGGGTACGATGGTCGCAAATCCGGGCGATTGGATCATTCGCGGCGTTAAGGGCGAACTCTATCCGTGCAAACCGGATATTTTCGAGGCGACTTACGAACGAGTGATGGAGGCAGCATGAAAACTCTATTTGTTGGTTTGTTGGCTTGTTTATTTCTTAGCGGGTGCGGCGCGTCGTTTTTTGCCTGCACCACCGAAGCGTCGTTCAACAAAGACGGAACGTGGGCGTATAAATCTTGCAAGAACCAAGAGAATATGAAAGTGAAAATCACCGAGCAGGCTAATGGCCGAACCGTGGCTGAACTAGAGACTACGGCCACTACGCCGGAAGCTGCGATAGCAGCGGCGAGCAATGCGCTGGCGAGTATGACTAAAATGTTGACGGACTTAATGGCGCAGCTTGCACCGTTGCTCAAAATGGCAGCGGCGGGAGCGGCTACCGCACCGCCATCGACGGTTACGGCTCCAAAGCTGTCAAGCAATATGCCAGTCGAACGACGAGGCGAGATACCGCCTGGCTTTGCTGTAACGGTGCCTCAAAGCATAAATTGACCAACAATAGTAGTCAACAACCAGGAGATAATCTTTGAGCCGGAATTGTCGGGCTTTTAATTGAGCCGTTATGACACTAGATGGCCTGGTCAAGCTGAAAGAGCATGAGGGTTTGCGGCTAAAGCCCTACACCGACACCGTTGGTAAACTGACGGTTGGTTGGGGCCGGAACCTTACAGACGTGGGGATCTCCGAGAGAGAAGCCGGCTTGATGCTCACCAACGATATTGAACGTGCGACGGCCCAATGTCGCCAGTCGTTTGACTGGTTCGATAGCCTAGACGTTACCCGCCAGGATGCTATCGTAAATCTCGCCTTTAATCTCGGTATCGACGGCCTAAAGGGGTTCCACGATATGCTCGCCGCCGTCGAAAAGCAAGACTGGAAACTCGCCGCCAATGAGCTGCTTGACTCGCAATGGGCCAAGCAGGTGCAGAAAAGCCGGGTGGATGATCTAGCCGGAGCCATCGAATTTGGGGTATGGGATTAGGATGGAGGCGACCCGGCATGGCGGAATGCAAGAAGCATCCGGGCATCTGGACTATCCGCCAAATTCGAGACGACACAGGGGAATACGGCTATTGGTGTCCTGGGTGCCGTCAATTCTGTGAGGACTGCCCGGAGCATCAGCCTCAGTCCGACCAACCTACCGCTAATTTAGCCCCGCCAAAAAATAAATAAAAAACTTATTGACAAACCCTTGTAAAATGTTGTACAAGGGGTTTATGGACAATTTAACCAAGCTCTTAATCGAGCAATACGGTCGCGACAAGGCGTGGATCATGTGGCGACTTGGCTGCTCGGATCAGGCCGTTGAGAACTGGCTTGCCGGTCAAAAGCCTAGCCGCGTGTTTCAGAACATGCTTCGTCGCTTGGTGAAGTTTGAGCAAGCGAGGCAAACCAAGGTGAAGGCATGAAGCATGGGTTCCACGCTTCCAAGCTGCACAACAGCCCCGCGCAACAACGTATCTGGCGCTATTTGCAGTTCGTGGGTGCCAGCGGTGCAACGACTTTGGAGATTAGCGCCAATGCTGCGGTGCAAAATGTGGCGACCTGGGTAAGTCACCTCAGAAAAAACGATTGTAATGTTGTGTGCGAGTATAGTTGTATGCTGAACGGTAGCCGCATTTATAGGTATTGGTTGGCCGAATTTCGTCAGCGGGAGGTAGCATGAAAAAATTAGTCATCCGTCTATGGCGTTGGTTCTACCCGCGTGAACTTTATAACCTTACAGAGAAAGAACGGCTGTATTTGAAAATCATCGAGAGGGTAAAATGACTCACAGAGCCTTTAACTGGCTGTTCGTCATTTGCTGGACAGCCTATGGCGCGTTTATTTCGTGGGTGATGTATGAGTTATGGATATGGATGCTGAAGGTGGGGCTTCTATGAAGCTCAGTAACGAAGAAAACCTTGCGCGAAAATTGTTTCGTGTTGGGTATGCCGAAACGATACGATGCGGAGCAATCTTCACAAAAAAGATGCGCTGGCAAACGATGCCCGTTACTCACTTGGCGGGTTGGCGGGCGGTGGCTAGATACGTTTTGCGGGAGTACAAAAAGCGATGAGCTGGCCGGCACCCCAAGGCGAAGAAGCGATGGTGGATAGGCTTGTTGCCGAGCATGAGGACGGGCTGCACGCAGATACCTGGCGGTGGGCGTGGGTCTGTCCACGATGCGACGAGGAAGCCGAATTAAAGGAACGGCAAAAACTCGGCTGGAAAAGGAAATGCACATGAAAACATCAATCATGCTGCGAACTGTGGATTTTCGCGGCGACCATGCCGCTGACGCGCTCATTGTTTACGACTTGCTAGAAGGCGAAACCGTGGCCGCACTTGTGAGCCGATTGATCGGCCACAATAAGTATATCGACCCGGAGCGGGAAATAATTGAGTTGAGAATCATTAAGGAGAACACATGACCGACTCAATCCTGGCATGGCATTTTGTAGGCGACAAGCTCCGCAACGGCGATCCCGTGCCGCGCGACGGTGAATGGCTGGAATGGAAGGGGCCGCTGGTAATGTGCGTATCCGGCTTGCACGCCAGCCGCGACCCGTTCGACGCCCTGCGCTATGCTCCAGGGCCGATCTTGTGCCGAGTGGAGTGTGCGGGGAAGATCAAGGAGGGTTCTGATAAGTTAGTTTGCTCCCGGCGCAAAATTGTCGTGCGCTTGGATGCCACCGAGGGTTTACGTTATTTTGCGCGAATGCAGGCGCTATCAGTTGCGCATTTGTGGGAGCCGCCAGACGTAGTGTTCGATTACCTGTTGACTGGCGACGAATCGAGTTGGGCGGCGAGTGAGGCGAGTTGGGCGGCGAGGGCGGCGAGTGCGGCGAGTGAGGCGAGTTGGGCGGCGAGTGCGGCGGCGAGTGCGGCGATTGAGGCGAGTGCGGCGAGTGCGGCGAGTGCGGCGAGTGCGGCGAGTGAGGCGAGTTGGGCGGCGAG